ATATCTCCTTTTTATCTTGGCAACAAAAGATTTAGTTCTATTTGTAGGATGCTCACGGGGAACAAACCTAATAGCCGCAATCTGCCTATTATAAAATCGAGGTGTTGAGTTATCACTTAAAGTTTCAGTCATACACTCGCTTAACATTTGCAGATAAGCCTCTGCATAATAGAGACCTCCTTTTGTTTTATACATATCAACGATATTAAACCTGAAGTTATCTTTTCCATACTTTTTAATATCGCTTTTAACTTTTGTTGAAGAACCTTCATAAGTTCTCCAAGTCATTTCTTTACCATAAGTCCTTGATTTCTTTTTACCGCCATGGTAAAACTGTTTCTTACCTATGTAAAATTGACTTGTTATAGTGTTTTCTATACAGTATATAAAGCCGAACCACTGTTCTGGATCAAACTTATAAGAATAACTCCAATGGCCAATTTCAGCCTTTGATAGCATTGTCATAGTATTTCCGATCTAATACAAAGTGATCATTGATGTGTCGCCAGATGTGAATAAGACGACCATTTGTGATCAAGTAATTATAACCATCTTCTCCATATTGGTTATGGTAAGCTCTACACACGCTGTCTTTATATTTAATATTATGTGCTAAGATGGCATCGGCTTTTTTAGTACCAATTCCAGGAAGCCCAGGGATATTATCCGTAGAGTCTCCCATAAGAATTTGTTTCCAATAGAAGTAATTTGCATCTTCTTGTTCTACATCATAAATCAAGCCTTTACGGGGGTTGTAATGCAAACCACTGATACAGTCTAAATCCTTGTCTACTGATACAACAATTCGTTTCATATCAGCAGCATCACATTCAGTAGCCCATATTCTTACTAAATCGTCTGCCTCACAGTTGTCAGAAAACACACAACCATCATATTCGCTTTCTATATCAGACTTCAAATCTAAGAACCAATCTGGTCTTGTTGATTTTGATTTTACTCTGTTGCCTTTATAATCTGGATAAAGATCAACTCTAAAATTGTCAGGGCCACCTAAGGCCATGACGTAGTCTGTTGCAAATACACCCTCTAGTATGTTTTGAAATATTTCATCGAATCTTTCTCTTGCTTCTTCTTTGGTTTCCATGTTCCATATACTCATGTATAATAAAACATCTCCATCAATAATAGCTATCATAGTAGCCCCTTTAATGTTTTAGCAGGGATACCCGAAGATATACCCTGCATTATTGTTCTTTAACGTCAGGTAATTTTTAGCTTTCCTCTTCTTCTTCTTGCCACTCTTTCCAGTTATCATACTCATCTTCGAGACCCCAGTCATCGATTAAGTCTGTTGGAATATGCTCTGCCCAGTTTTCATCCTCAAAGTCAAACTCATAAGAGTCTTCTCGATCTCCTACAAAGCACATCCCAGGTTCATAAAAGCTTGCAGTAATTTCTAAGTTCATTGTTGATTCTGCGATATCATAAGCCCCCAAAGGTGGACCCCAAGCACTATCAAAACTTAGTTGAAGGGTGTTATCACCATCCCAGTCACAGTAAGGTTCATTAACATCCCATTTTGTACCCCATGTATTTACCGCTAGCCCATAATCCCAGTCTTGACCTAAAGGGGCTAGGAATTTAAGTAGTTCACTATTGTTTGCGGCTACTTCAATTTTTTCTAGTGTTTCTTTTTCACCAGAGATCTGTACGTTGTTCATGCACCAATTAGGCATTGCTATTTCCTTTCTTTCCGTTAACTGCTCGCGCTTCAAGTTTTTCATAATTAATTTTCATAATTTCTGACAAACTACTACCTTGCTGATTTGCTATAACAGTAACATACCAAAGCACATCACTAAGCTCATCTAGCACTTCTGACCTAATTCCTAAGTTAATAGCTGCGTTTACTTCTGCAGCTTCTTCTCTAAGACCTGTTACTAAGTCATTGTGGTGCCTATGAGTGGGGTTAAAAAACTGTAAAGCGACAGTTTCATATAGGTTAGCTTGCATAGTATGCTCCTTCAGCTTTTGACAAAGACGCAATTATGTCTCTGAATTGTTGATGAGAAAGGTTAATTAGATCATAACACTTTGTATCTTCGTTAAATTGTCGTAGGACAACATCAGTCTCGTCTAGAATGATCTCAACATCTGAATATAACCCTGTTTGATCCAAAGTAGTCACTACCGTATAATTGTCAACATGCTCAACAGTAAACATTAATCTTCCTCTTTACAGTTACAATTTTCAAGAGCTTCTGCATAACCTATTTTATAGCCATCGTGGTTGCCACTTTCTAGACCTTCGTCATAACCTTTATCATAACCCTCATCTTCTCCTTGTCCAAACCCTTCTTCATAACCTGATTCAAAACCATGATCACGGCCCTCATCATAACCATGATCATGACCTTCATCGTATCCCTCTTTAAAAATTTCATCAGATTGGCCATCATACTCTTGGATAATGTCTTCCTCTAGTTTTTCTAAAAGTTCAGCAAGGTTATCTTCAATAACAAAGCCATTGAATTTAACTGCCTCAAAGAAACGATCAAACTCAATACGGATATTTTCTTCTACTGTGATATACATATTAATAATCCTTCCAGATCCTATGGTAGATATTTTCTAGTCCTGCTTTATCGGGGTGTTTCCGAACCCACATGCCAGTAGCAGGTTCGAAATGTTTCTTAAAGAAGTTATCCAGCTTACGACTACCAGTAGTAATGTTAGTATCTACCAAGTAGGATAGGCGATCAAACTCTGCGTCAGACATAATGCTTTTATCTTTGTACTCGTAAGCATAAGCTGCAACGCTAAGCCTAATTCTAAGTCTAATTTGTTCACTCTTCTTCGATGCAGAAACCACACCAAGTTCCTTTACTTGCATTGCCGCAGCTAACACATTTGCGCCAACCATTCTTTTTATCACGGTCTTTTGAAGCCTGTCGCTCTTCTTTTGTCATAGAACGAATAACAGGCACTATTGGTTTAATGGACGTCATAACCTACTCCAACTCTTCAGCATAAGTGTCCCCGCAACAGTCCCCGTCCTCAGACCAATCCCATTCAGAATGACCTTCCTCGTGGAGTTGTTTAGCCTCTTCTTCAGAGTTAGCCTCAACAATGTAGCAGCTTTGTACTTGGATTGTTTCGTATACAGCGTATGTTTTCTTAGTGGACGTCATAGTAGTTTTCTCCTATTTTACAATCACCACAAGTCATAATATCAATGCCCAAAGCCTTTGGAGCCTCCTCAAAGCATCTCATAATTATTTCCCGTGTCTGTTCTGCTTGATCTTCACGAACTTCAACAGTGTGTTCATCGTGGTAGAACAACACATGTTTAAAGTCAATATTAGCTTTATTAAGCTTTTCGTCAATCATAACAACAGTTGCCTTCATAACAACTGCCTCTGCACCTTGGATGAGGTAGTTTAAAGACTTGTGCCGCTCAGACTTATCTAGCATAATCCTACGATCATCTAAACCGGGGATAAACCCCTGAGACTCAATTAAGTTACTTACATTGTTTATGAGCCTAGCTAGAGCGGGGAGTTCTTTCTTATATTTGGCCATTGCCTTTTTAGCTTGAGGTACAGTCTTTCCGATATAACCGCTAAGTTTTTGGGCACCAGCGCCGTAAAGATAAGCAAAGATAAATCGTTTAGCTTGAGGCCGGGTACATTCTAGAATATCGGCATTCATTTGATGAACATCCCCGTTAAGTACGGTATCGGTAAACTTATCGTCTCCCATATAGTGAGCTAACAATCTTAACTGACAGGCTGCAGAGTCGGCTGAAACCAAGGTATAGCCCGGTTCTGACACAAATAAGCTTCGGAACTCCTTACCAAGCGTAGCGTAAGCTCCCGGCAAGTTCGCAATAATCTTATGGGTCTGACGAAATGTTGGGGTGCCGATATTGAATACATCGCCGTGTAAACGAAAGTTATCATCGACGTATTGAAACCAACCCTCTAGGATAGACTTCCTTGATCGCAAGGTATAATACTCCATAAGAGCCTGACCTACATCTCCGAGTCCTTCCAAGGAACTATCTGAGAGTTTTGCTGAGACTTTGATAAACTCTCCGTTAACCCGCTTCCAGTTCCATTCGTCCGGCTCCCACCCGATTGTTCCAAGATAACGTTTAACCGTATCAGTGTTACCAATATCGCCAGTATCAAAAGTAACCCGACAGTATTCACCCCAAACGGGACAAGTATCAACAGTGGTGTCCAAATCAAGCTCAAACCAACGGCTAATGTGGCTTG